AAATCGCACCTCGGGTTAATTTATTACCCGGACCTTTTCGAAAGAAAATAGCCGCTTCCCTTGGCATCAAAGAAGATCCTACACATGAATCTGTAGAGGGTTTCAAACCTGAACAAATTCACATGTCCTCCGTTAAAATCCTTAAAGGATTGGAGGCTCACATGCAACATGTAGGACCGTCTAAGAGTGCTCGCCTCTTCCCTATACGGGAGCCGGGAAAGACCCGGGTGGCGACCGTACATTCTATGTACGACACAGCACTCTCAGAACAGGTGGGGAGGGAGTTACGCCAGGAAATGGCGAAGATCTCTGGTCTCAGAGACTCTCTCCTCGCAGACCCTGAGGACAGGATTAACCTGTTCGCCCGAGATTTAACTCCCGGACTCAGGGGCCACCCAATGAAGAATTGGGCAGGCTTCCGCATAATTTCTGCGGATCTGCGTGCAGCCACTGATTTGATCAGTCACTCACTAATACGTGAGTTCGCTTTACAGCGAGGCTTTCCACCTTCATTGGTATATGCCCGTCTTCACGTTTACCGTGGTAGACAGGTAGAACACATATACCAAACCCAAGCAGGCTCAGACCTGGGCTTGGGTGCCTCGTGGCCTCTACTGTCCTTAATACATGCATATGTATTAGATATGATAGGAATCCCTAGGAATTCCTGGATCATAAAGGGTGACGATCTACTCGCCATCTGGACAGCAGAGCAGTTCAATGCGTATGTAACTTGGTTACCACGCCTTACGGGAATGGAGCTTCAGTTAATGAAGACATTCATATCGCAGACCTATGGTCTTTACTGTGAGAGAGCGTTTAAACTCTCTTCAGTGAATGTGATAAATCGTAAGTACAGCACTTATTCAGTGTGTCAATTGAACCGCGTTCGGTTCTCAATGTCACTCAAGTCATTGAGACACTCATTCCGCACCAACGAAGGTGGGAATAATGAGTTCTTGGTCCAAGGTTCAACCTTGGCCTCCTTCATTAAGTTGGAGGGGCGGAAGAGGGTAAGACAATTAATTGTCTCAAATCCTCTCTACGCGATGTTGGAACGACGGTTTCCAGGTTTGACCCAGTTACCGTTCACAACAAGCATTCCGCCAGCAAGACCGAAAGCCACAGTCCCGAACCATGTCCACGCATTGTTCCGAGCAGTAATGCAAGGTGCATGTATGGTTCGTCCAATCTCTTCGCTTGGTACGACCTCTCTAGAGGCTGTTATAGAAACAGCACTCAATCTAGAGATGCCGAGGAAGAGAGTGGTACTATTTGATGCAGGGAGGGACCGACTCGCGTCGGAGATAGAAGCTGAGAGGCTCCTATCCACAATTCCCTTACCCCCTGCTCCAAATAGTTGGGCTGTTGAGGCAGAGAGGGTTGATGTTGTAAATGCCAGACTAGAGTTTCTAGCCTCGCAGGTCACAGGATTCGCAGGAATGCAATTAAGCACTGCCAGACTCCTAAAACAACATCGAGGAGAGCGTGCCTTGGACCTAAGGGTCTTCGGTTCTGTGCTGGGGATCAAATCCGCAGAGCAGAGCTCTCAATCTTCCATCGTAAAGTATTTCCTTTACATTCGCAATCTAGCGAGGAAGGCCTCTCAAAAGAATCTCACACAAATCTGCTTTGCTGAGATTGCTTCACTATGGGATAGATCTGTCTATGTTCCAAAAATAGACAGCAAAGTGAAGACTTCTGCTGGTGGCAGGACAATTGTCCGG